CCGGAAAGATAGGTAGCGCCAACATGGAGAGAAGCCACTCAAGAGAGTGGCTTCTCTTTTTGCTTTGATGGAAGAACGGCTATCGTATAGTGCAGGCTATTCTTTTTGATTGGATAAGGTAAAGTGGTTCACATATCCCATTACGATCCGGTGAATTGAATTCAGCAGGATAGTTGGAAGTACACTACAAACAGATCGGATATCCGAATCAAGAATTTCTGAGTTTATTCAACAGGATATTCTATGAAAATTCTTGTATTTTATGTTGACAAACAGTACTTCAATATGGTAATATTATTCTTGCGTTTGAGAGTTAGACGTGAACTCATTATCCGGAGAGATGGCCGAGCGGTTGAAGGCACCGGTCTTGAAAACCGGCGATGTGAAAGCATCCGTGGGTTCGAATCCCACTCTCTCCGCCAACTGAATTTTTCCATCGACCTGCGGAAGTACCCAAGAGGCCGAAGGGGCTCCCCTGCTAAGGGAGTAGGGCGTGTAAAAAGCGCCGCGGAGGTTCAAATCCTCTCTTCCGCGCCAAGAAAAGCAAGAGAAAACATTGCGTTTTCTCTTGCTTTTTCTTTTATATCGCATCGTTTTGCTATAAAAAGTTGAATTCTTGCATTTCAGAAAATGCCTTTACCCCTAAGTTTACCCCAATTGGATTTTTTACCCCTAAAAACTATGGAAAGAAGCTCCACCGGCTGACTGACCAGTGGAGCTTCCTTTTATGCCTTTTTCAGCTTTTCATAATATGACTGCGTTCTTGCTGCGGTGTCCTTCATCATCTGTTCTGATGTGTGGGCGTAGACGTTCAATGTGAAACTTGCGGTAGCGTGTCCCATGAAGTCCTGCACGCTTTTAATGTCCGCGCCGCTGGCGATCATCACTGTGGCTGCGGTGTGGCGCAGATCATGCACACGAGCGTCCGGGCGTCCGATACTGGCGACGATTTTCTTAAAATACTTGTAAAAGGTATGAATGGCGAGGTGCGCCCCGAGTTCATCTGTAAAAACGAGATTTTCGTCGTTGCTCCATAGCTTACCGCCTTTGAGCTTGTTTTGCGCCTGCCGACGCTTTTCATCCCGGAGATATTCAAAGCAGAGTGGGGGCGGCTCGATCGTGCGCGGCTTGCCGCTCTTGGTGGTGTCGGCAATGTAGTAAGCGCCGTTCTTTTTCTTCTCACGCTGTAGCTGCTGACTGACGGTGATACGCCCTTTTTCAAAGTCGACCTGTGACCACGGGAGACCGAGCAATTCTCCCTCACGAAGACCGGCAAGCAGGCAGACGGCAAGCGCGTTTCGATAAGGACTGTCCTCGATCGCTTCAAGGAACTTCGGAATGTCCTCATCACGCAGCGGCGCTATTTCGCGCTGTACCACCTTCGGCTGCTCTGCGGCGTCACAGGGATTACTTACAATGATCCCCTGTTTCAATGCAACAGAGAGGGCCTTATGCAGTACGGCAGCGCAGTTCTTGACGGTCTTTCCGCTCAGCCCCTTCTTGGTCATGGCGTTATAAACCTTCTGGACATGCGCACCGCGCAGAGCTTGCAGCTCGATAGCGCCGATCTGAGGCTTGATGTAATTCTTGATACAAGCCTGATAGTGAAGATATGTCGTCGGCTTGATCTTATTGGCGGCAAAGGTGTCGAGCCATTCATCAAGCCACTGTGCGACTGTCGTTTTTTGTGGTGTCAGATATGTACCGCGGTCAATTTCACGGAGAATGGCCGTCATCTGCTTGCGAACGGCGGCTTGCGTGTCTCCGTAAATGCTGCGGCGAATCGGTTTTCCTGTGCCCGGGTCATTGCCGACGGTCACGCGAGCTTCTCATCGACCGTCAGGACGCTGCCGGATGCTGCCTGCGCCCGACGCGGCGCGCGTATTTGCTTTTCTTGGCATTGCTTTTTCCTCCTGCATTTGTTATGATTGGAGGGCAGTAGGCTTTTCGTTTGCTGCCCCCTATAACCGTCCTCGGTGCTGCAACACCGGGGGCGGTTTTTATTTTGCTATTTTTGCGGTTGACTAAGAACGTTTTTGTGTTGCTGTTGAGTATAGTCAATAAAGCTTGAAAAAGCAGCGGCAGCAATCTTTTCACAATTATATCGCCTGACATCACAAACGTCTTGCAGACGTTTTATTTCGTCAAAGACCTTTGCGCGCTTTGACAAGATTTCTGAATCCTCTTTACTTACAGACCAACCAACAACGTCACATTCCGATGAAACATTCAGAGTAGGCAAAACTGCACTTTTATAGTGCTTGATCTTCACTGTTGCCTCTGCGTATTCCAAAACATTTATTACAGGACTAACGAGATATTCAGAGTTATGTTCGATAAGAAAAGATAGATAGGTGCAAATTTCACTAAGATAATCGTTGCCATTACTTGAATGATGTATTTGAGCAAGAATTTTAACGGCATTTTCGGATAATCCTGTTTTCTTACAAATGTCTTGTATTTCTACATTTGGCGTTTTGATATCGGTTAGTCCTAAAAGAAAGTCTGTCGATACTCCATAGAATTTTGAAAAGCAGCTCAGATATTCAGCGTTCATTTTCAAGTTTGTCCCAAACTTGGAATGGTTTACTTCACTTACTTCGTAATTCATTAAGCTGTCCCGGCTAATTTCGATTCCGTATAGCTCTTTTAATTCCTTTTTCAGCTCGACATGAGACATTTTTTTCCCATTTATCAAAGTTTCCTCTCGAAGTTCTTTTAAGCGCTTTCCCATTTTTATAGATTGCTCGTTTCGATTCATATACTATCCTCCGAATGGTTGAATTAAATCAGGAAAATTAGAATTAAGCAGATTTAAATTTATTTGAATCTGCTTGTAATTAGGATGCTGAATGTGTATAATTTAATCATCATCATAATGATGATAGCTGATTTTAATCAAAAAGTCAAGAGAGGAGGAGCGATAATGGAAAATTTGTTTTTGCGGCAGAGGGCGAAAAAAGAGGGCATTCCGCTGTGGAAAATTGCTGCATCAATTGGAATTAGTGAGCCGACCTTTACTCGATGGCTCCGTTTTCCGCTTTCTGAGGACAAGGAAAGACAAGTTTTCGAGGCAATTTCTAAACTTGAGAGGGAGGGACGTTAAATGGAGCAACCGTTGGCGTATACGGCGACTGCGTTGGCTGAGGCGATGTGTGTCAGCAGGCCAACAGTTTATCGTTGGATGAAGCTGCCTGGTTTTCCAGTCGCAAAGCTCGGAAACTGCGTGCGGATTCCTGCAAGAGCATTTGAACGGTGGCTTGACGAACAAGCGGGGGTGATAGACAGTGCTCAGTAAACTACGAGAAAAAGCCCCTGCCGGTGCTGGAACACCGACAAGGGCAGAGGGAAAAGGCTTGGTGACCACGTTTCCTCTCGAATATCTTAACACAGGAATTCAGGAAAAGCTACTCATTTCTGATCTGCTCCACACCGGCAGCGAGAACGGCACGACGCTTACTGAGCTTGTGCAGCTTACCGGTGAGGACGAGCGCTCGATCCGCCGTCGTATTCAGCGGGAGCGAAAGTCCGGCAAGCTGATCCTGTCCGACAATCAGTCTGGCTATTTTCTTCCCGCGACCGAGGACGAAGTCAAGCGCTTCATCCGGTCTATGTCTCGTCGCGCTCGTGAAATTAGAAATGTCGCCTGCGTTGCGGAGGATGCGCTTGCACGGATGACGGGTCAGGAATCTTTGGAGGGTTGGCATAATGGCTGAACGCCGCATGTTCTCTAAAACTGTCATCAACTCTGCGCGTTTCCTGACAATGCCGCCGTCCTCGCGTCTGTTGTACTATGATCTCGGCATGGCCGCAGATGATGACGGCATTGTGGAGGCGTTCACGGTTATTCGCACGACAGGAGCTGTTGAAGATGATCTGCGTGTGCTCATCTCCAAAGGATTTGTATCCCTCCTGAACGATGAGTTAGTTGCATATATCACCGACTGGAACAAGAACAATCAGATTCGCAAAGACCGATATCAGCCGAGTATTTATCAGAATTTGCTGGTTAAATTGGGCGATGGCGACCAACGGTTAACCAATGGTTTACCAAGTGGCAACCAACGGTCAACCCAGTATAGTATAGGTAAGTATAGTATAGATAAGGCTAATACTTCTCTTGTCTCGTCTGACGGCTCGACGAAAGCAAAGAATACTTTCGAGCATGATTCTCTTCAATATCGCGCAGCTCGTTGGCTTGCCGATCAAATCGAAGAGCGTTTGCCAAACTGCACACCGCATTCAGAGACAACGCTGCAAAGTTGGGCAGCGGACTTCGACAGGTGCAATCGACTGGACAAGCACGGGTGGGAAGATATCAACGAGGTCTTGCAGTTTTCGCAGTCTGATCCGTTCTGGAGCACGAATATTCTTTCGGCAGGAAAGTTCCGGAAACAGTACACGCAGCTTCTGGCGAAGATGGGAGGAAGTCCATGATCGATGCATCGCAGTTTGAATATTCCCTTGCCGCGGCGGTATGTCTTGACCCGAAGAGAATTTTGCAGCTGCGGCAGATCGTGAGGAACGAGGATTTTTCTATCCCTGCCTGTGCTGCGGTCTTTGACGCTGCGGAGAGGGCCGTATCGCACGGTAAGCCATTCGACGCCAATATCGCCGCGGATGGTCTCAGGGGCACGGTAGACGATCCGCGAAAATTCCTCGCCGAGTGCATCGACGTGACCCCCACTCTTGCGAACACGGATGAGTATGCACGGCTGCTACATAAGCGCGCGGCGGAAAGGCGACTGCGGGAAAATGTGCTCGCGGCGCTTGAAGAGGAAAACCCGGCCTGTGCCGTCGCTGAGATCTGCAAGGCACATTTGCTTGACAGCACAGGCGGCAGACTGAAAAGCGTCTCTCAAGCGCTCACAGAGACCTTGCAAAGCCTTTCGGCAGAAGAGCAAGCGCGTATCAACACGGGCTTCCCGCGGCTGGACAGCATCGTCAAGGGATTCGAGGCGGGGCAGCTCATCATCGTCGGCGCGCGTCCCGGCGTCGGCAAATCCGCTTTTTTGCTTGACCTCGCAGAGAGCGCGGCCAGAAGTGGAAACGAGACGCTTTTCGTCTCACTGGAAATGTCCGCCGCGGAACTGACGGAACGTCTGCTTGCACGGCGCAGCATGGCGACAATGGATAACCTGATCGACCGCGATTTGAATGACGAGACATGGGGGGATATCGCAGCCGTGTCGAATCGGCTGGAACGTTTGCCTTTACATTTTTGGGACAAGCCCGCCGCGACAGTAAATAAAATTCGCGGTGCTGCGGCGACGATTCAAAATTTGCGCCTGATCGTGGTGGATTATATCGGGCTGATGCAGGCCGACCGCCGTGCGGACAGCCGGAATCTTGAACTGGGCCAGATGAGCAGAGACTTGAAAAATCTCGCGTCTGAGCTGCAAATCCCCATCATCGCAGCCGCGCAGCTCAACCGCGGCGTAGATGCCACCGAGCGCCCGACCCTGCTTTCTTTGCGCGACAGCGGAGAACTGGAGCAGAACGGCTCGAAAGTGTTGTTCTTGTGGCGCATCGACGAGGATGGGACTGTCGGCGTCTCTGTGGCGAAGAATCGCCGGGGCCGTCAAGGTGTCGTGCAGATGAGGTTTGATGGCTCGCACCAACGTTTCACCGAGCTTTCCGAGCCGTACCGCGAGCCGGAAAAGCGAAGCCGCGGCGGATTTTTGGGAGGAACTTAATCGCAGATCATCTGCGGCACGGAAGAAAAGATGAGCAAATTCTGAATTCATTTTGGGGGCAGTATGGAACTCATCCAAGCAATCAAAATCTTAGAAACGATCAAACTCGCACACTGCGAGCAAGGCCGCTACCGGCAGCGGGACAGGCTGCAATCCGAGCGCTGAGGCATCCGAAGATCCGAAGCTTATTGGCGGGGGTATACCGCTGACATTGGGCTGTAAAGTCCTGATTTGTCCACAGAAAGGGGGGATTCCTATTGATGCAAAGAAGCAAAAGGCACTTGCAGCACTGATGAGCAGCCCGACAAAGGATGCTGCCGCAAAGAAAGCCGGTATCAGCACAAAGACCATGACGAGGTATTTGCAAGATGATGAATTTTCCGCCGCTTATAAAAAGGCTGCCGCTGATTTGGTAGACAGTGCAACGAAACAGATGCAACAGAGCCTTGCATCCGCTGTTGCTCGCCTAAGAATAATTGTTTCAAGTAATCAGGAGGCGACGACAAACCAAATCGCAGCGGCGAGAACGCTGTTAGAATACAGCCTGAAATTCACAGAATTCAACGACATTTTGAAGATTTTGGAGGAACGTGATGCACTATGACAGACTGAAAACGCGTGTGTTGGCTGCGGTGCGGTCATCTCCGTCGGGCGTTGCCCTTGTCATCCTTGAAGAAAACAACACGTGGGCGGCGCAATACGGCAAAAATCGCGGCAGCTTCCCCACACAGGCAACAGCATTGCATTTTGTCCACCAGCACGCGCCGCAGAATGTACCTATCATCATTATTGATTTATAAGAGAAAGGAATTTTGACTATGAACTACCAGAAAAAAATCTATGATACTGTTAAGAGCTACATTGAGAGCATGTCCGCTTTGGACGAAAAAGAGCGCGAGATCAACAAGCAGGTGCAAATGGAAACCCTCGCCCGTGTCACCGCAGAACAGCAGCGCGAAGAGCTGAAAGCACAGCGCAGCGCCGCCTATACGGAGGCTATTCAGGAGATCGAACATATCCGCCGCAGCCATACCGAGGCCGTGGACAAATGGAACGAGCTGGACGGCTCTAAATTGAGCGATGACGCGAAGCTTCTGGAAATGGATCTTCCCATGAATCAGGTGCAGTTTCAGCAGCTTTGCACCAAGCACAAGGACAACAGCCTTATGCTTTCGTTGCTTTGCCAGTATGCCGACCGACACAGAGATTCCGACCTTTACGCCGACCGCCCCGCCGATGCTGCGACCCGCAAAGCGGAGTTTGACGACTATGCCGCCCGTGCAACCAATGTTTGCCGAGAGCCGCAGAGCATCCGCGCCGGTCTGTTCCTTGAAAATAACGGCGTGGCGGAATCTGTCAGCTACGAATATTAAGGAGGGAATAGCACTATGGAACTGAATTTTGATTCCGGTGTCAGGGAATACACCGTGCACGGCGTTAAGGGCGATGTGATCATTCGATTCAACCCGACTGACGGCGCATTTATCCAGCGTCTTTACAGCGCATTTGATACGCTGGACAAGAGACAGGAGAAATACGCAGATGAGGTGCGAAAGTGCGGCGACCGCGTTGAGATTTTCAACATCGCCGACCGCCGCGACAAGGAGATGCGCGAGATCATCGACGGCCTTTTTGAAGAGCCGGTATGTGACAGCATTTTCGGCAGCATGAATCTATACGCGATGGCGGACGGCCTGCATGTGTGGACAAATTTCCTGCTTGCGCTGATGGATGAGACAGACAGCGCCTTTGCTCGTGAGCAGAAAGCCACGAATCCGCGCATTCAGAAGTACACGGCAAAGTATCGCCGATGAATTGGGGCTTGCCTACCTCCGTCGAGATCGGCGGAGAGAGCTATAAGATCCGCACGGACTTTCGCGTTATCCTCGATATCTTCGTAATGCTGAGTGATCCTGATTTGAGCGGCACTGACCGCGCAGAGGGCATCTTGCAGATGTTCTATGTCTCGCCTGAGGATATCCCGCCGCAGCATTTGCAGGAAGCTGTAGACCGTTTTACATGGTTCCAGAACGGCGGACAGGAGACGGACAAGAAGAAATCGCCGAAGCTGGTCGATTGGGAGCAGGATTATCCTTTGATTCTCCCGCCCATCAACCGAGTATTCGGACAAGATATCCGCGGAATCCCTTATGATGCGGAGACCAACACCGGGGGCGTCCATTGGTGGACATTCCTCGGGGCCTATAACGATCTTGGCGACTGTACCTTTGCACAGGTCGTGCGCATCCGAGATAAAAAGGCACGCGGTAAGACGCTCGATAAGGATGAACGTGAGTGGAGCCGCCGCAATGCGGATCTTGTGATGCTCAAAGAAAAATTGAGCAAGACAGATGATGAGACCATCCGCGCATGGATGGGAAAAAAGGAGTGATTCAATGGCAAAAGCGGATGGAAGTGTGATTTTCTCCGTCGATATGGATTCAACCAGAGCACAAAAGAAGCTCTCTAAGCTGCGCGACCAGATTTATGAGCTGAATGACAAGCTCGAAAAGGAAACAGGCACTAAGCTGAAGCTCGAAAAGCAGCTCGACGCGGCGACGCAGGCGGCAAAAGCAACGGAAGAGCGCGTGAAGAAGCTGCGGCAGGAGGTCGAACGCCTGAATGACCGAGAGTGGATCCAGAAGCAGGGATATTCCTCAAGTGAGTATCAGGCCGTCATTGCTCGCCGCACTGCTGCTGAGGCAGAACTCAAGGAACAGGAAACGCTTTTGCAGGCGCAGCAGAAGGAAGTAAAAACGCTTTCTGCCGATTACGACAAGACGACTGCTGCGGTGGAAAACCTGACCACGCAGTTGGATAAAGCAAAGCTGGCAGCCGGTGAGATGATTGCAAACGCGGAGCAGGAACGCAAGGAGCGAGAAAAGGAAGCATCTGCGTTTGCCAAAGCAGGAAAGCTTGCAGACCGTTTTGGTGCGCAGGTCAAGAGCCTTGCGCGCAGTATGCTTGTCTTTTCGGTTATCACAGCGGCGCTTGCCGCCTTGCGCAAGCAGATCAAGGCATCCATTGAGAGCAGCGCGGAAGCGTCTGCCGCTTTTGCTCGTCTGAAAGGTGCGCTGCTGACATTAGCTGCGCCGCTGATGGATGTGCTGATCCCGGCGCTGACATGGTTGATGAATCTTCTCTCGGCGATCGTGTCGGAGATCTTGACCATCTTTTCGATCCTGAGCGGCAAATCAAAGAAAAGCATGGAGGTATCCGGCAAAAATCTTTACAAGGAAGCTGCCGCCCTCGATGTGACCGGCAAGGCCGCAAAGGAAGCAACAGACGCACTCGCGGCGTTCGATGAGATCAACAAGCTCGGCACGACGAATACCGCTGCCGGTGGTGGCGGCACAGCGGCGATCGCGCCGGACTTTGACTTTGATGACGGTCCCATGATGGAAAAGCTCGATAAGGTATTTACAAAGATCAACGATATCTTCAAGACCATCCGCGCAGGGCTTGAGATCGTCATTGATGACCTCAAATGGAGTTTTGACAATAAAGTCATTCCACAGAGCAAGGCGACCTGGCTGACCGTTTTGACGGCGCTGCTCGGTGCAACGCTCGGCGCGGCGTTCGGCGGCATCACAGGCGGCGTCATCGGCTTATCCCTCGGTGTGCTGCTGGGGCTGTACCTTGTGGGCCTTGACCCCGAAACATGGAAAACCGAGATGGACGCAGAGGATGCATGGATCGTGGTCATCACGGCTTTGCTCGGTGCGCTGCTTGGCAGCGTGTTTCTTGGCATCACCGGCGGCGTGGCCGGTTTCAGCCTGGGCGCGATCCTCGGCCTCTATCTCACCGGCTTTGCAGAGGGGGACGAGGAACACGGCGGCAAGTCACAGCTTCTTTCCGAGTTGATCGTCGTGCTGTGCGCGCTGCTTGGCGCTGTTATCGGCTCTATCGTGACGCCGGGCGTCGGTACAGTCGTCGGCATGGGATTAGGCCTGATTCTCGGACTGAGCATTTACAGCGTCCGCAAAGACCCGAAGAAGGGAACGCAGCGGCTTGTCAGCATTGGCCGTAGTGTGCTGCTCGGCCTGCTGGCCGGTGTTCTCGGCGTCGGTCTTGCCGCGCTCGGCATCGTCAGCGCGGGCACGGCGTTCATCATCTCGGCGGCGATCGGCCTTGCGCTCAAATTCTTCGTTGACAGCGTGGATGACAGCAAGGTCAAAAAGGCGACGTCCGGCTTTACCGGAACGCGCGTATCGGCGAGCAGATCGACTATCAGCCGTGCAGCCATGCAGAGCCTGAACGCCAATGTGCCTGTGTACAACGATATCCCGCAGCTTGCCAGCGGCGCGGTCATCCCGCCGAATCGCAAGTTCCTTGCCGTGCTTGGCGACCAGGAGAGCGGGACGAACGTAGAAGCGCCGCTTTCGACCATCAAGCAGGCCGTTATGGAGGCGCTTGCGCAGGGCGACCGCGAGCCGATCAATGTCAATCTTGTGGTGGACGGAAAGACGCTTGCCCGCGTGGTCGTTCCCAACATCAACAACATGACGCGCGCAGCCGGTAAGCCCGTGCTGCTGTACTAACAGGAAAGGAGACTGCAAATGTTTATCTTCGGCTATGATATCGTGCTCGACCGTCTGGAACGAGTGATCCACCAGCTCGTGGAGTTGCAGGCGGCGGAGTAACAGGAAATTGAGGCAGTAGATGAGAACCAAAAGCAATTCTGAATACCCGCTTTGCAAGCTTAGTAAAGAAGAGATCGCGGAACTTTTTGCGAACCTCGAGCCTATTGAACTTCCGGATGGGCCGCTCACAAACGAGGGAGAACCGTGCGTAATCACAACTTGCACATTGACAGTAGAAGAACTTGGACTCAAGAACCATGCAAAGCGAGGAAAGGTTTGCTCAGAGTAAAGAAGAGGACTGCACCGTTTTGTGCAGTCCTCTTTAATTATGTTAGTGCCTTAACAAATTCAAGCATCTCGGTTACATCTTTGTCGGGAAGCATCATAACTTTTCGGATAATCTCTTCTTTCAACTCCTGCAAATCTAATTGCTCAGTTGTGTGTACCTGCTCGCTCATCTGTTTTCACCTTCTTTCCGAAAAGCTCACGTTCGCGCTCGACGGTCATGGTAGCGCCTATGAGAAGCACCTTTCCGACCGGCGTTTGCACGACCGGATAGAATCTATCGTTATCGTTCATAGTGTGACCTCCATGCTTTGCATCAGCTCTTTGACGGATACGCCGGACAGATCGGCGACGAAGGAAAAGTGCGTCCCATGCTGACGGTACACGGCCCCGCAGGTCGGGCAAATATGCACCGTGGCGGCGTTCATAAGCGGTGTATTACAGCGGGCGCAGTATAGAAGCTTCATGCGCTTGCCCCCTTACCTGTCAGAAGTTTAATTGCATCTGCATCGTCGAGATCATAAGTTGCGGATCGCATTTCTTTCTGGGCGTGTTCCCTTGCTTTTTCGGCGTCTGCCGTCAGTTGAGCGCGTTTCGCTGTTTCTAAAAAGCACTGCACGCCCGGTGCGTCATAGTGCCCGAGCATCAAGTGATAGTCGCGGATGGCGTTTGCCATTCTATCGTAGACAGAATACAGGATGCGACCAATGAATTCTAAGTCTCTCGATTCGATATTTTTTCGCTCCCTATCAGAAAAATACTGCTCCCAAATATCATAGATCAGGTCTGATCCGTTTTCGAAAGCGGTAAACATGTCGAGCGTTGCATTGTCGACAGTTAGGCGCTCATGTGCGGTAAGCTCAGATAAATAACTCATATTTCCTCCTTGTTTTCTTGGCGGGAGGTCGGTATAATACCGATACCGGCCTCCCTGTGGTGGTTGGTGGTGGCTCCGTGTCTTGCTTTGGTCGGCTGGGACATGGAGCCTTTCTCATGCGATGCTATCTTGATTTTCCGTAGCAGCGGAATGAGAATCAAGCGATTGTTGATCGTTTAATTGCTGACTTAGTAAAGTATCAATCATGTTACAGACTTCCTGTTTTTGCGCATCATTGAGCGTTTTATAAAGTTCTGCTAATAGCTGGGTTTGTGCATCCATTTTGTGGCCTCCTTGTCAATCCTCCTGTGGTGGTTGGTTGCTCTCTGCATCTGGCTTTGGTCGGCGGTGATGCAGAGGGCTTTTTCTTATGCTCGGATCAGGTTCACTGTCTTGCATGGCTGTATTATAGCATATAGCTATCTATATGCAAGACGGCAAATGGCATAAAGATATCGGTATATACTTGTGCTATTTGCATATAGATATCTAACGTGGTGAAATGTATAATAAACTAACAAGGAGGTGTTGCTATTGGGCGGAAAAAATAGCTACGAAAGCATTAAGCGTTACGAAGATAAAGCTTATGATAAGGTGCTTGTTCGTTTTCCAAAGGGTAAGAAAGATATCATCAAGACACACGCAGAAGCCCACAGCGAGAGCGTGAACGGTTTTATCAACCGAGCCATAGACGAAGCCATAGAGCGTGACGAAAGCGCTCCTGCGGCCTCTGAGGGGCAAGGAGAGGGATAAGAGAAGAGCGGAGGGCGATTCCTCCGCTCTTGCTGCATATATGTGGGGATGTCTTAAAGGCTCGGATTTGAAATCCGAGCCTTTCGGTTTAAGGGTCTCATCTGAAATGAGACCCTTAAACCGTCCAGATCAGGCGGACACTGCGTCGATTTGAAATCCAAGCAGTGAAGCTCGATTCGATTTGAGATTGACTTGTATCAAGGTATGCAATGTAGTGGATGAGAAATATAATGATGGAGAGGCTATTGACATAAACTGTGAAATTGTGATAAAAGTAAAGCAATAAAAGGAGCTGATAATATGGCCACTGTTTTTGATACTGCAAAGTATATTTTGAACAAGACGGGAAAATTATCCACTATGAAACTGCAAAAGCTGTGTTATTATGCGCAGGCGTGGTCGATTGCCTGGACTGAAAAGCCGCTATTCGACGAGAGAATCGAGGCGTGGGTAAATGGCCCAGTTTGTCCAGACTTATTCAGAGAGCACAAAGGAAAATTTATGGTTTCGGCTGATGAAATTGCAAAAGGTAATGCAGATATCTTGCTGCCGGATCAGAAAGATACTGTGGATAAAGTTTTAGAGCACTATGGCTCGTGGGCGCCGTATGAGCTTCGAGAACAGACACATAGTGAAACCCCGTGGCAAGATGCGAGAAGAGGCCTTAAAGAGGACGAAATCGGTAATAGAGAAATTACAAAAGATAGCATGGGCATGTATTACGGTAGCTTATAAACTATGGGAAAGCATGAGAAATGTATCCCGGGTTCCAAAAGCGTAGCACATCAAAAAGTTGTTTCGAATGAAAAATACAGCACAGATGGTCGGAAAGTGCAATGGTGTTTTGATTATTTAGATAAAGGCGGAAAGTTTGCTTTTAATTTATCTCGAGAAGACTTTGATCATTATGAGGTTTTGGAAAAGATAATAGCGTATAGTAATATGACTTGGAGTGAAGTCAAACGACAAACTCATGATGATGGAAAATCTAAGCATCACTTTTTGGATTTATCAAAAATCAGCAGAGAAGCTGTTGACAGAATTTCGGCAAAGCGCTTTGACGGGATATATGATGACGCGATTTTTTCATTCGCATTTCAGAATAAATTACGGATTATAGGGGTAAGAGATAATGAGAAATTCCATGTCGTGTGGTTTGACCCTCAACATGAATTTTGCCCCAGCGGTAAGGGAAAATAGGAAGTGCGAATGAAGTAGATTGACCCCTAAGTTTACCCCAAACAGCTTTTACAAGGCTTTACAGCATTTTACGCCAAAACCCGGAAAGCATTGAAAATACAAGGATTTCTTTACGCGCATTTACAGCATTTTACACCTGCTTGCGAATTCAAATCCTCTCTTCCGCGCCAAGTAAAAACCTTGAAGCCATAACGGTTTCAAGGTTTTTCTTGTTTTAGGTAAAAACGTTTTTGCTTCGGTTTGGAATAGTTCCTTCCGCGGGCTACATTGTGGGCGACATAGTAGTTTACTTCACCGATTTTGTTCTACAGTTGACGCTATTGTTTATAATTTTATCCTAGGCAGAAGATAGCAGCTCGTCCCACGAAATAGACTCTGTAGAATATCGGTAATGGTTACTGCATGTCCAAAACACTTTAGCCTTTGGTTGACCTCTTGCATAAAACGCTTTTGATTTTCCGGCGAGAGGCGGCTAAAGTCCTTTTGGAGTTCCAATCCTGATTTAGAAAGTTTTGCCATAAATTTCTCATATTCTCCTTGATCTGCAGTCATGTGACACCTCCGTATTTCTTTAGTGTGTTCTGCGCTCCCATAAAATCCTAGCACGCCTTCTATGGCTGGAAAGGCAGTATCGAATTTACAAACAAGTTCTGAACGAAAAGACAGCATTTCTTCTCGACGATTTTCCATTTTTCTGTTACATTACGGTTATCAAAACTTACGGAGAAAGACTATGACGAAAATCTTATTTATCTGCTTGGGCAATATCTGCCGCAGCCCGATGGCGGAATTTGTGATGAAGGACCTGGTCGAAAAGGCAGGACTTGCCGACGAATTTCAGATCGACTCCGCGGCGACGTGCCGCGATGAGATCGGCAATCCCGTCTATCCGCCCGCGCGGCGCAAGCTCGCCAAGCACGGCATTTCCTGCGAGGGACACGCTGCGCGCCAGCTCACGGCGCAGGACTACGAGGAGTACGATCTGCTCATCGGCATGGAGGGCGCGAACCTCAAAAACATGCAGCGTATCTGCGGCGGTGATCCGGCGGGGAAGATGCACCGGCTGCTCGACTACACCGACCGCCTGGGCGACGTCGCCGACCCGTGGTATACAGGCGATTTTGAAGCGACGTGGCGGGATGTCTCAGAGGGCTGCAAGTGCCTTTTGGCAGAGATCGAAAAAAGCGGGATTTGATGGCATTTCAAGACGGGAGGCAGACGATGAGCGAGATCAAGATTCATATTTTCCACATCGGCAAGGTGTGCGTTGCGCCGGAGCTGACGTTCGGCGGCGAGCATTACAGCGCGCTCAAGGCGTCTGGCGTGCTGGATAGAAAGTCGAAACGGCTCTGGCTGCCGGTTTCGGCCTATCTCATCGAGTGCGCGCACGGGAACGTTCTGTTCGACTGCGGCTGGCACCGCGATATGAGCCCGCACGGCGTCTTTGAGCGCAGGGCGCAGATCCGCTCGCTCGGCTCGCTGCCGATGTATTTTACGAATCAGGTTGTTGTCGAAAGCAGTGCGGCCATCGACGAGCAGTTCGCGGCGCGGGGCGTCGCGCCTGTCGATTGGGACGCGGATGCTGCCTGTTACTCATTTCAGGGCTTAATAATTTCTACCGTGGATGTTCGGAATTTGTTAAGAATTTTCACAGAGGAATCACAAGGTTTGCATGGTATAACTTTTCTCACAGCCAGAAAAGAAACCAAAATGGGCCGGAGCTTCCGGCAATGGAGGAACATATTATGCAGACTGTCATCACGATCAACGCCGTCATCATGGCGCTATTTTTCGTATGCTATTCCTATCAATTCTTCTATGTGGCGGTGGCGCTGCTGAAGCGGAAAAAATTCACCTGCCGCAATGAAAACCACCGCATTGCCGTCCTCATCGCCGCGCGCAACGAGGAAAACGTCATCGGCCAGCTGCTCGACAGCATCCACGCGCAGAAGAACTATCCGATGGACCACGTGGACATCTACGTCGGCGCGGACAACTGCACGGATGACACGGCCCGCGTGGCGCGCGAGCGCGGCGCGATCGTCTTTGAGCGCCACGATACGGTGCATGTCGGCAAGGGCTATGTGCTCAATGAAATGCTCAAGCGCATCAAGCGCCCGGGCCGCAAGCACTACGATGCCTATCTCGTGCTGGATGCCGACAATATCCTCGACCCGAACTTCATCTCCGAGATCGAGAAGGTCTACTCCAGCGGCTATGAGATCGTGACGTGCTACCGCAACTCCAAAAACTACGGCGACAACTGGATCTCCGCGGGCTATGCGCTGTGGTTCCTGCGCGAGGCGCAGTATCTCAATAACGCGCGCATGCGCCTTGGAAGCAGCTGCGCCGTGTCCGGCACAGGCTTTCTGTTTTCCGACGGTGTGCTGGAAGCGTGCGGCGGCTGGAACTTCTTCCTGCTGACCGAGGACATCGAGTTTACCATTGACAACGTCGTGCGCGGGGAAAAGGTCGGCTACGCGGCGGGCGCGGTGCTCTATGACGAGCAGCCCACGAGCTTTGCCCAGTCCTGGCGCCAGCGCATGCGCTGGTCGAAGGGCTACCTGCAGGTGTTCCGCAAGTACGCCTCCGAGCTCTTCTCCGGCATTGCGCGCGGCAGCTTTTCCTGCTATGACATGACCATGAACATCATGCCCGCGGCGGTGCTCACGGGTTTGAGCGTGGTCGTGAACATCGGCGCGGCGATCGCGAACGCGGCGTCAGGCGGTTCGATGGCGGTGCTGGCGGTCTCCGTGCTGCAAACGCTGATGAGCCTGTACTTAACGCTCTTTGTGCTCGGCGCGATCACGACCGTGACGGAGTGGAAGAATATCCGCTGCGCGGCGTGGAAAAAGGTGCTCTACGCCTTCACGTTCCCGCTCTTCATGCTCACCTACGTGCCGATCTGCATTGCGTCGCTCTTTACGAAGGTCGAGTGGAAGCCGATCTGCCACACCAGAGTGATGACGCTTGAGCAGATCGAAGAGCCCGGCCTGCGCGCATCGTAAAAAGCGATTTTCCATAAAAGGGGAGAGGGTGAAAACCCTCTCCTCGTTTTTTATTATTACCGCTTGTCGCCGGGCTTAAAAATGAGCGCCATCAGCACAGCAAAGACGACCGCTGCGGCGATGCCGCCCGCCGTGGCGTTGAGGCCGCCGGTCATCACGCCGAGCCACCCCTGCTCTTGAACGGCTTTTTCCACGCCCTTGGCGAGCGAGTAGCCAAAGCCGAGCAGCGGCACGGTCGCGCCCGCGCCGCCCCATTTGACGATGGGCTCGTAGACGCCGATGGCTGTCAGTAAAACGCCGCAGACGACATAGCCCGTCAGGATACGCGCGGGTGTGAGGGGCGTTTTGTCGATGAGAATCTGCCCGATGGCGCAGAGGATGCCGCCGCAGAGAAAGGCGTTCAGATAATCCACCGCTTATCCCTCCTTGTGATTCGAGAATACGACCGCGTGGCAGATGCCGGGGATGCTCTCGCCCTGAAATGTCGTCGTGGGGGAGAGCAGCGCGCCCGTCGGCGCGAAGATGATGCGGTTCCATTTGCCCTCGCGCATCCCGCGCAGCAGATACCCGCACAAAACGCTTGCCGAGCAGCCGCAACCGCTGCCGCCGCAGTGCATGTCCTGCGATTCGATGTCGTAGAGCAGAAGCCCGCAGTCGGTGTAGCGCTCACCGAGAGGGAGCCCATCGCGCGCGAAAAAGTCCGAGACGATCTGATGCCCGAGCCTGCCGAGGTCGCCCGTCACGATGAGGTCATAGTCTTCGGGTTTTGTCCTCGTGTCGCGAAAGAGCGCGCGCAGCGTGTCATAGGCGGCGGGGGATGATGTTCCAATAGACCCATAAATATCAGCCAGCAGCACTGGCAAGGCCCTGTTCATCAATCAAATCAAGAAGTCGCTGATATTCGTCCTGATATTTGAATTGTATTGTTATAGTGCCGCCTTCGTGAACGTAGATCATTTCAATCAGTTCTACAATTACCTCACGAGTCAGAACTTGAATATTGCGGTAACGAAGGAAATTGGAAATAAATTTGTTCTCTGAGACGGGGGCGGATTGGTACTTGCTGATCTCTTCTTTGATGTTGGCTATCGCAATTTCGATTTGCTCCAGCTGCTCACCGATCTTGGCTTTTAGTGAAAGATACTCGTCCCTGGACAGTATCCCTGCTTTCCAATCGGGGTAAAGGTCGATTCGACAGCGGGAAACCTTCTCGTATTCCTCTTCTTTTAATTGAAGCATCTTTTCAAGGCGAGAAGACTTCGCAGCTCGTACATTTTGACTTTTCAGATCATTCACAAGCTGATCCATTGAAACCGCGAGATCAATTTGAGACTGGATGGTAGCAAGAACGGCGTCATAAAGCTGTTTTTCCCGAATGGTATGCTTGGTACATAAATTGTGCCCCGCTTTGCGGAAAGTCTGGCAAACATAATAGTGGTACTTTCCATATGACTGTGCCACACTCTTTTTCCCCATTGCTCTCAGACAATCCGCACAGCGGATATACCCTGCAAATATGCTGACATGATTGATACCGGGTGAAGTCCGTGTGTCTCGCATTAAAAGCTGTTGTACCGTTTCAAATTTTTCGCGGTCAATGATAGCTTCATGCATGTTCGGAACAATCACCCAGTTTTCCTCGGGAACAGCAACGCTAATCTGCACCTTATAGCTTTTGGTTCGGTTTTTATTCTGAACCATATCTCCAACATAAAGTCTGTTTTTCAAAACTCGCTTTACTGAGGAATCAGGCCATGCGCTGTCCAACTGTCCGGCAGGATGCTTATAATTTAGGCCGCATTGGCGTTTATAGGCGCTGGGATTAGGGATTCCCATATGGTTTAGCCTTTTTGCAATGCCAATGATGCTCATTCCCTGCAAGAACCAGTCAAAGATGTTTTTGACGACTTCAGCGGCAACAGGGTCAACGATAAGATGATGGTGGTCATCAGGATCTTTCATATAGCCATATGATGCAAAAGAACCAATGAACTCTCCTTTGCTGCGTTTACGATCCAGCGATGAACGAACTTTGTTTGAAATATCACGACAGTATTCGTCATTCATCACATTTTTGAAGGAAACCAGCGCGTTGTTAATGGAGGCAGGATCTTTTGTACTATCGATTCGGTCATTGACGGATATAAAGCGAATGTTCAGCATAGGAAAAATCATCTCAAGATACTGACCCACTAAAATATAGTTTCGGCCTAACCGGGATAAATCTTTGACAATGACACAGTTGATTTTTCCCTTTTTGATGTCTTCCATCAGACGCATGAAATCCGGACGATCAAAATTAGTTCCGCTCCAACCATCATCAGAGTAGCGATCAATAAAGGTGATATCATCGTTATGGGCAATATAATCATCAATGATGTCAAATTGCGTCCCGATGCTATCGCTTTCCTCTTTATCACCGTCCTCTCTTGAAATACGTGCGTAATCCGCAGCTTTCCACTGTTTTGCATCAGGCAAAACTCCCTGGCGTTTCCGCAAATATTCATCATATCGGTTTCTGTATGCCATATAAACCTCCTACTATAAGGCCGTATGATATGGCTATACTACACGCACTAATTATATCATACGAAACAGCAAAATCAATTCTCCGAAATGAGCAAGTTATGGATACGGCGCTGTAAAGTATCCCCTGTATTTCCTGAATAAGTCACATGAACGCCAATACTACCGACACGGAATAGATACGGATTTTTGACAGCATCTACAAATGCTTTCATCTTATCGCCATCGGATTCTGACCGTACATGAATCTCTGTAATATCAACCAAAGTGTTCTTATTGAAAGCAGGAGACGAGAGGTAGTGTAAAGCAGATTCTTTCAGGTTATTATTCAAGTACAGACCTCCTTTGTAAAAAATGATGTAAAAATTTTAACCATAAGCTGGAATTTGTATTCACTTGAAACTATATCCGGGCCATTTCCTGCGCCCTCGCTTCAGGCCGCGTATTTGCAGGCTGCCGCTGTGCGGCACTTCCCCGGCAGGTACGCAAACGCATACTGTCAGCCGATCCTGTATAACTCCCGGACGACTCTATGTGACCGCGCTATTCTATGCGGTGTTTTCAAGGTTCAAGGCACATCTATTTGCCGTTCACACAATAAATACGGAGAAACATAGACAAATTTTGCAAGTTACAGAAAAAGTTAATAGATAAGCCCTCGTAAAACGTAGTCGTTTTACGAGGGCTTAATATTTGTCCAATAAAATTCTATCACTGCAAAGAAAAAATATCAGCTATCCTGTCCAAAAATACACCTCGCTGTCGTATTTAAGAGAATGAAGGGAGGTGAGATTAGTGAAAAAGCGTTTCTTTTGCATGTCTCTTATTCTGGTGATGCTTCTTTCTGTTTCGGCACATGCGATTCAAAGCCGCAGCATTACCTCGGTGCCCCACCTGAGCTTCGATGGGAATAACGCCTCATGTGTAATTCAGATTGTCGGCGATAAGATGACAGATGAGATTTCGGCGACGATGGAACTCCGGTGTGGCAGCGATTTGATCGCAAGCTGGAACGGAAGCGGATCTGGCATTTTGAAGATGACAAAAAGTGCGGCAGTCAAAAAAGGAAAAACCTATACCATGGTTGTCAATTTTTCCGTGAATGGAACAAGACGGTCTCCGGTTACGGTCAGCGCGACAAATAACTAAAAACATTTTTCTCCGAGAAACCAGATATATTATATATCTTTGTTTGTGTGAGGTAAAAGGCAATGGAGAAAAGTGAAACAGCTTCTCGAGGAGGGAGAATTATTTCAAATAAAATCAAACTAGAAAATCTAATGAGAATTGTCCGATTAGTAGCTGCCATTTTTCAAATTGCAATAATAGTAATTGCTTTTATGTCAAAGCAGGTTATTGTTCTTAATATCACTGACCTAAAAGGGTATACGCCAGATTATATCCAATGGTATTTTTACGAATACACAGGAGTTCAAAATGAATCGGGTTTAATACAACTAGTCGAAGTAATAAAGGTTGTGAGTACAGTTCTCTTAACGACAGAAATTGCTATCATCGGCAGTTTTAGGTATTCAATGGGAGAAATGTCAGGAAAAGAGATATTTGCTTTTTCTGCAATTCACCTATCGATATATGCTTTGTCATATATAATGCTCTGTGCGTTGTTTAAGCATTATTACTTGTACTGGGATTTATTGCTGCCTGAGATTTTGAACATAATGGTTTGGGAAATGTCATCAGGAAAAAGAAAGAGAGGATTTTTAAAATGAAGTGCTTTAAAAAGTAGTAGCATTGCTGTGTAGCATTTGTACGATTATGACTATGTCGCTTCCGGCCTTTGCCGTAGAGTTTGAGAACAAAGGGAATAATACAGACATACAGTTCAAAAAGATAATGGAGTCTGTTTACGAACAGTTAGTGGCCCAGAACGCGGAGGATATGTATCCAGTATATGAAGAAATCATTAGTGCACAATATTATAACCAATTGGCGTTAACGAAAAAAGGGCCTGTTTCCACATTAGGAGATGAGGACGAGGTATATCGATATGCTCCATACGGGGGCAGTGTTACTTATAAACTCCCGAGAGAATGGGGCGTTGAGCCGTTACGCGTAGGTATGTTGTGTCTTGATGATAACAAGACTGGGAAATATGTCATTGACCTATTGGCAAGCGGTGACTCATTTAACGCGTATGATATGCTGGGCGAGATCATCGGTATGTCAAGTCTCAGTTATGCAATGTCAGTTTTTAACGTCATTGGAAAGATTTCGGATAAAAATTTGTACTCAAAAATAAAAGAAAATGACTATTGCGCAATGGTTATTAGCACGATGAATTATATAGATGGATCTAAAACATCGGTAATGTATGCATGGGAATCTCACTTTTGGATGTGTCCGCCGACAAATGCGTTTGACTTAGAGTATGAAATTTTTAAATCTTAATCGCAGAGATTGAAGGCAGAATAATATTTACTTAAGTAATTGACCCGTTATAATTACGGGGCAGATGCTTCTAACGCAACGAAAAAGGGAAAAGTAAGCGCTGGGCGGAAATCGCCCAGCGCTAATTTTTGCTAAAAGAAATTTAGGCATATAAAGAAGGTGAAATTGAGGGATGTTGATTATCGTTCTATGTACAGAGATGGAGTTGCGAGTCTGATCACTGGACATATCGGCTATGCTTTGTTACAATATAAATATAACAAGTAGGAGATGCAGGCCATGCTGATTTATCTTCAAACGATCGAAACAGAAGAAGACAAGAACAAATTTGAAGATATATACCGGGAATACCGCGGGCTTATGTATTACGTCGCCTACAAGCGTCTGCACCATGAACAAGATGCAGAGGATGTGGTACATCACGCTTTTGTGAAAATAGCTGAAAATATCAAAATAATTGATCCGGTGAGTCCAAAAACAAAGCAGCTCGTCGTAACTATAGTTGACAACAGAGTGACTGATATGCTGCGAATGAATGGCCACCATCCCACTGCGGAATATAACGATGAAATTCTTAATCAACTGAGTGCAGAACTTCACACAGATGATTTGCTAACAGAGGCTATTCTTAAGTTGCCGGAGCAGCAACGTCATGTTATCTGGTTGAAATATTATCATGGCTACAATTTGCGTGAAATTTCAAAGATGTTGGGAATTACGTTATCTTGGGCGCAGAAAATCGATCAGAGAGCGAAAAAGCAACTCGAGATACTGTACAAAGAAGGAGGCGGCGAATTTTGATCACTGATGAGCGACTACGCGCGGCTGCTGAAAAATCCAGCAACTTATATCTGCGTTATATGGAAGAAGGTTACGACGCGATTCGTCCTCATGAGTTTTCTGAACCGTTTGAAAGAAAAATCAGAAAGCTGAAAAAGCGCGCAGATCATCCTTATTTCTATAAAATGATGCACAAAGTTGCCGTTATTATACTTGCAGTCCTCATTGGCGGAAGTGCTTGGCTGGCCGTCGATACAGAGGCTAGAGCATCTTTTTTTGGATGGGTCAAAGAGGTGTACGAAGAGTTGTTTATATATCATTTTGAGGATGGGCGTACCAGCAATGAAGGAAAGAATAACTACTATTTAACTTGGATCCCCGAAGGATATACACAGATATTAGAAGATAGTGTAGGAAATACTTCGTCGGTCATTTATATGAATGACGAGGGTGAGATACTGAAATTCTATTATGCAAGTCCGCCAGATGAGACATTCTGGCAAATCGAGTCAACAAATACTGCCGTTGAAAAGGTAACCGTAGATGGCTGCACTGCCGACATTTTGATCAACGATGACGCTGCTATCGGTAACACAATCGTATGGATGACTGCTGACAACGCTGGATTTTTCATATCCGGGTTCTTCACTGCCGAAGATCTGGTTAGGTTAGCAGAAAGTGTTTGCGAAAAATAAATAGCCGTTGTGTCCAAAAACTCCCTCCCTTGTCGTATTTAGTTTTACGAGAAGGGAGGGCTGTTTTAGTAGAAAATACAGAGGTATAATTTTCAATGTATCCGAAGTAGATTAAGCTATGTTCAACAACAAAAGAAAGCGAGGTTAGTTAAATGAAACGTAAAATGGTGTCGTTTATTCTCTGCATCGCAATGTGCATGGCTCTCGCCATTCCTGCATTTGCTGTCGAATTAAGCCCATATGCTACTGATGAAGTGGGCAATTTTTCACAGATGATTGAGTTTGCTTTCTCGGATAATGTAGAAGGTAGATTTAGATATTCTTATAACGATGCTGCTGGAAATGTGGTCGATGGTATTGTAATAAAAGAAATCTCGACAGATGGGACGACAAAGCTGAACTTTGTAGAAGGCGATAAATCTGATAAGGTTGAAATTGATTCCATTAGAGACGTAATCTTAAACGGTAATTGCATTAAGGTGACAACGCAGGAATCATCAAAGCTAAGTACGGAATATGATATTGCTCCTTTTGCACATACCGTAAAATATCTTGACGGTCCGCCGGGCGGGACAGTTGCAACTGATTATAGCAAACTAATTGGTACTCAAAAGAAAGACATTACATTTATGCAGGATTTGCTCGATATGACCTCCGGTGCATTTGTAACGGTCGTAATCGCTGCACTCGGATTTAATCCTCTTGGAGCTTTTGCGGCAGGAGTACTTTTAGGAAAGATTTGCCATATTGGTGGGACGGTGCACCCAGACGGTATCCACGCTATTTCTGTAAGAGTCCTTTCGTATCAGCGCCCCAGCGGTCCGGGGGTTATCGGGTACGGGACGGTAACAAAGTTGTACACAAAATGGTATGCAAGCGCCAATCAGCAGAACTATATTGAAGACGCTGATACGGTTGTGTATCGCTGTATGAATGGATAATAACATGGAAAAATTACCCAAGAATATCATACAGTATGTGATAAGCTTTGCACTATTTTTGGCCGTTATGATTTTGCTTCCAGTCAAGGCATATCCAAAGCACTGGAGCGATTTGCTTTTTATTGCTTTTGGATTTGCATTTTTCGCGCTCCGAGCGGTCGAGGAAAAGAAAAAATCTGCATGGTTTGATTTGTGCTGTGTGGGGGTACTTCTCTTAGAGAGTGTTCTTTTGCTGTTGATAGGTTGGCAGCTAAGTTGACCCTTCCGGAGTGTCACCTGATAGCGAACTTACTATCAGGTGACACTCCTTTTTAGCAGCGTGAGAGTGTATCTATGCTGATATATGCATAGCATTTGATGTTACTGCTGCTCGACGCCACAATAGCTAACAAAACCTATTTGAGACACAATATGAAGGATAAATAGTGTTGACTTGTCATATATATTGTGCTACACTATGCCTGTAAATGAGTTTTGCGCAATTTCCCTTTGGGCATAGGTCAATGATCTGTGTGTGGAGTGATCCACCTGCGCACGTTGTCAGGTTTGTACGTTTTTATCAGTAGTATTGCTGTGCCATGAGAGCCGGCTGCTGCTGGCTTTTTTGTTTTACGGGGTACTGCCCCATACTGCGGGAATGACGAGGGTTTGCTGTCAGGCAAACATACTGGATTTTACCAGAATCGTTGTTCCCGCTTTTTTTGCGCCCAAACGCCGAAAGGCTTTGAGGATATATCATCAAGAAAGGTGGAAACAAGAAATGAAATTCAGACGAAAATGGAAACCCGGAGGGCATCCCAGACGCTCCTTCCGACCGTACCACAGGTACAGAGAGAAGCGGCTTTTGAATAAGCCGCACATCAAATATGAAACCGAGGAGGAACGTATCCATGGAAAACGCGAAGTGTTACGCTCCGCAAATTCTCGTCGGTACAGAAGGTCTGCCGCGTGAACAATGGCTGGAATACCGGCGCAAGGGCATCGGCGGAAGTGACGCCGCTGCCGTTCTCGGAATTTCACCATTCCGTACCGGGCGGGATCTCTACTATGACAAGCTGAATATCGTCACAGCGGATGATGCCGAAAACTGGGTTCAGCTGGAGGTTGGAACTCTGCTGGAGCCGTTGGTTGCCAAGATCTTCGCCCATAAGACGGGCTATAAGATCTACCGCCGGCCATTCATGTTCCAGCACCCGCTGTATCCCTGGATGCTGGCGGATCTGGATTATATGGTGGAACTGCCGGATGGTACAACAGCCATCCTTGAGATCAAGACCACGAACTATAACGCCAAGGATAACTGGTGGTACAACGGCGAGGAAATCGTTCCTATCTACTACGAATCGCAGGGGCGGCACTACATGGCGGTCATGAACATTGACCGGGTCTACTTCTGCTGCCTTTACGGAAATTCGGAAGACGAGGCGATGATCCGTCGCATTGACCGTGACATGGCCTATGAAGAAGAACTGATCGCTTTGGAACGGGACTTTTGGGAGAATCATGTTCTCACAAAAACGCCGCCTCCCTATGTGGAAGCGGATGGCGACCTGATCCTCGAAAGCCTGCGGCGAAAGCTGGGGCCTGCGGACAAGGACGCGCCTCCCGTACTGCTGGGACAGACGCAGTTTGGGCAGCTGTCCATGCTTCTTTCCCTGCAAGAGCAGAAAAAGACGCTGTCGGCTGATGTGAACAAACTGGAGAAGGACATCAAGCGGTTGAAGGGTATGCTCATCGAGAGAATGGGCACAAGCTGCACCGCCGTGTATAACGGTCTTGCGGAGAGCTACACCATAACCTACAATCCGGTACGCTCCGCAGGCATATCGAAGGACGCCTTAGAGCGTTTGAAGGACGAACACCCTGATATTTACGATCAGTATGTCACGGTGTCTGAATGGCGAAGATTCCATGTGAAAAAAGCTGCTTTGCAGGCAGCGTGAAAGGAAACGGAGGTGATGTGCTGTGAGCATTGTTGCAGCACTGGACAAGGTACTGTTTTTCAATGCGTCCAGCAAGTATTCTGTCCTTCGGATGAAGACGGAGGACAGCAGCGTACCGGCAGAAGCCCGGAGTCCCTATCGCTATCACGACCACCTGATCCGCTTTACCGCCGTCGGCATCGAATTGCCGCAGACGGATACGGTGAAGATCGAGATGGATGGAGAGTGGAAGGACGGAAAATACGGGCTTCAGCTTCAGGTCGATCATTGGCAGGAGATCGTGCCGCCCACATTGGAGGGCGTCCGCAATTATCTTGCCTCCGGTCTGCTGAAGGGCATCGGAGAAAAGACCGCCGACGCGATCATTGAAAAGTTTGGTGTCAACGCTCTGGAGATTCTGGAACATCAGCCAGACCGGCTTCTTGAGATTCGCGGCATTACGAAGGAGCGGCTTGCGGAGATCAAGGACGCCTATGCGGAAACCAGCCGGATGCGTGTCCTGATGACCCTGCTGGCCCCGTTCAAGGTCACGCCGACGACCGCGCAGAAGATCTATCAGCATTTCGGGCCTGCCTGTGCGGACATCGTGAGACAGAGTCCCTTCAATCTCTGTCAGGTGCCGGGATTCGGATTCAAGCGTATTGACGCCATCGTGCAAAAATCCGGTGGAGACCTGCGTGATCCGAAGCGTGTTCACGGTGCGCTGTTCTATGCGCTGGAGGACGCACGGACAAAGGACGGGCATCTCTATCTGGAGGCGGAATCTTTGCTCAAAGCGGCTATGCAGCTGCTCAATGAGCGGATACCCCTCCCGCAGATGCGCGTCCCCATGAGCCAGGTCGAACAGGAGCTGTCTGCCATGATCCGGCAGGATGAGGTGGTATCGAATCACGGCAACGTGTATCTGCCCAAGCAATTCCTGCAGGAGAGCGAAACCGCACAGAAAGCGGTAGAGCTGTTTCTGGCAAATCCGGCGGTGGTAGACATTGCGCAGCCGTTGGAGCGAGTGAAGCATAACTTAGGGCTCAACCTGTCCAAACGCCAGTCAGAAGGCGTGGAAATGGTGTTCCGGCATAACCTGTCCATTATCACAGGCGGCCCCGGCACCGGCAAGACCACGGTTCTGAAAACGGTGATCGAAGTGTACCGTCAACTCTATCCGCGGCAGAAGATCGTACTCGGAGCGCCCACAGGTAAGGCGAGCCGGCGTATGGCGGAGGCAACGGGGATCGATGAAGCACAGACGCTCCACAGCATCCTGAAGCTTCACGGTGATTCGGAATCGAAGAAAGACCGGGAACGGAAACCGCTGGAAGCAGGGCTCCTGATCGTGGACGAGACTTCCATGGTCGATATGTGGCTGATCCATCAGCTCTTTTCACGCTTGCGCCCCGGCACCAAAGTCCTTTTGGTCGGTGACGCAGACCAGTTAGAGAGTGTGGGCGCCGGTGATGTATTTCACGAGCTGATCGGCTCCGGTGTCGTGCCAGTCACGGTGCTGGACGAGATCTTCCGTCAGGCACAGGACAGCCTGATCGCCCACAATGCCCGTTTTATCAACGAGGGCAAAACGACGCTCTACTATGGTGAGGACTTTGCCTTTCATAAGGCAGAGAGCCAGGAGGAGACTGCCGGCATCATCCGTGAGTTGTATCAGGAGCAGATCGCCGCAAAAGGAATCGAGCAGGTGGAGATTTTATCGCCGTTCCGCTCCGAGGGCGAGGCATCGGTCAACAGCCTGAATGAAGCTATCCGCGAGGAGATCAACCCCGCAGCGCCGGAGACGCCGGAGATCGTGTACGCCGGAAAGATATTCCGCCTCAACGACCGCGTGATGCAGATGCGGAACAACTATGAGATCAAGCTGTATAACCGCTCCGGCAAGCAGGTCGGCGAAGGTATTTTCAACGGTGACATCGGCACCATCCGCAAAATCAGCGGTACCAATGTCGTGATCGAGTTTGACGGCCGCTATATGGATTGCCCGCAGGTACTTCTGGATGATTTGGAGCTGTCCTATGCCATTACGATCCACAAATCCATGGGCTCAGAGTATGATACGGTCATTATTCCGCTGCTGGCTGCCCATAATGTGCTTCTGACGCGGAATCTTCTCTACACGGCAATCACCCGTGCCAAGCGCCGCGTGCTGCTGGTGGGTGAAAAAAGGGCGCTGTATATGGCGATCCATCGGAGCCGAAAAGGAAAACGCAATACCATGCTGGGCGAACGCATCGCCCTCTACTATAAGGCAGTCACGCGCAAGGCTCTCCGTAACGAAGAGGGCGAAGAATGGCAGCGTGCCAGTTAATGTGAGATGAATGTGCAAAAAAACGCACAGTCATCTCTTATTTATTTTATGAAGGGAGTATCAAACCATGTCCAGAGAAAGAATTATGCTGACCCAAGCGATTCCTGCCGTGCAGCAGCTTCGCAGGGTGCAGGGCTTTGACCCGCTGCGCTTTCTGAAAAGAAACGCCAACGGCGGAATCGAGCTGGAGCCGCGCTATCAGCGGCTCTGGTTCCGATTGGCCTGCCCCGATGGAAAAATGCTGCTGAACCGGCTGCAGATCACAGACCAAATCGCCGTTTATGAGGCGCAGGTATTTCTGTCCAGAGAGGACAACCAGCCCATTACCAATTTTACCGCGGCGGTGGAAAAGGCTCAGGCTCCTGCCGGACGCTATGTGCAGGCCGCGCAGGACGAGGCGCTGAAAACGGCGCTGGATAATGCAGGCTTCGGCATCCAGCTCTGTGAGATCAACCCCTCTGCGGCGGTAGATGCACAGGCCGATGGGAAACAGGAAGTCGCAACGGGTACTGTAAATCGTCAGGAGACTGCTCCGGCGGTAAATGGAGCCGCAGCGCCGCAGCGAGAAGATCCTATCGGCGAAAATCATCCGGTACAGGCAGTGCCTACACCGCAAGGGGTTCAACCGCAGGAGGCGGCAAAGACGCCCAATGTAAATCAGCAAGAGGTTCACACCGCCCAGCAGACGGAAAGCGTTTCAGACGCCATGAGTCTGCTGCAGGCGTTAAGCGGCGGAACTGCGGCTTCTGAGCCTGATCCGGTTATGCCCCAAAAGGCGCAGGAGATTTCTTCGGAAACGGCGGAGGCTGCGGTCACGGAGCGGGTTGAAACAGCGCAGACGGTGAAGCCTGTTGTGGTCGATATGCCGGCAGCGGCATCGACAGCGGCTGCACCGAAATATTCGGACGATATGACGGTGGACGAGATCCTTTCGCTGATGACAGAAGAGGAAGCTGCGGAGCTGGTCGTGACTACCGGCGTCAATAAGGGCTGGACGATGGCACAGGTTTCTGAGCAGCGTCCCTCCAGCCTGAAATATTACGCCTATCTCTGTGAGGATTGCGGCAATATTATGAAGGCTGCCGCCATGCTTCTGATGGGCGGTTCGCAGCAGTTAAAGGCAAGCTGACCGCTTTCCATCCGTAAATTTTGCGTCTTGGGAGGGATGCTGGTTTGAATTACGGGAAAAAGCATGATCTCCCCTTTGGCATTATGGATGTGGCCGGGCTCCTCCGCCTGAATATCAGGCGGAGGGCTCCCGGTCAGGTGTATGTGGATTGTCCCATCTGCGGTGACCGCCGGGGGAAAATGAATCTGAACACGGTAAAAGACCTGTGGCGCTGTAACTACTGCGGTGAAGGCGGCGGAATGCTGTCCCTTTACGCAAAGGTATATGGCGTCAGCAATTCAGACGCTTATCGGGAGATCTGCGACGCTTTGGCGGTAAATGGTTTTTCACCGGACTATACCGTTCCGGAGAAAGCGGCGCCTGCGGAGGCCGAGCAGTCTGACGCGGCCTCTGTTCAGGAAGTGCATCAGACTCTCTCCATGCTGCTGTCCATGCTGACCCTCATTCCGGCGCACCGCGCACACCTCCAGTCTGTGCGGGGGCTGTCCGACGATGAGATCACACGCTTTGGCTTCAAGAGTACGCCGCCCCCTTTCCTTTGCCGCTCCCTGACCAATCGGTTGGTCAAGGCGGGCTGCAGGGTGCAGGGTGTTCCCGGCTTCTATGTGGATGATAACGGCTGCTGGACGGTCAAATTCCATCAGCGGACATCAGGCATCATCATTCCCATCTTCGGTGTAGACGGTCTGATCCGCGGCGCGCAGATCCGGTTGGATCATCCGCTCAAGGATAAAGACGATCCACCGGAGAAAACGGGCGTGAAATACCTGACGCTGTCCTCCACGGGAAAGCGCATGGGAACGACCTCGGGGAGCCCCATTCATTTTGTGGGCGACCCCTGCTCCCGCGTTGTATATGTGACGGAAGGCTGCCTCAAGGCGGATGTCGCTCACGCGCTGATGCACAGGACCTTTGTTGCCACGCTGGGCGTTAACAACACCGCCAAGCTGGATGAATTGTTTGCGTTCCTGCACCGGAACGGAACGGAGGAGATCATCGAGGCGGAGGACATGGATAAGTACAGTAATGAAATGGTGGGAAAAGGCGCATCGAAGATCTATGCGCTGGCGGCCAGGCACGGGATGCGCTGCCGCAGGCTCACATGGAATCCCAATTACAAGGGCATTGATGACTGGCAGCTTGCGCTGCGCCGAAAAGAACAGAAAATGAAGGAGGATCCAGGAATGACATTTAAGGAGCAATATCTTAATGGCCTATGCGGGCTGGAAATGCTGGAAACCTGTACGAAAAAATGGCATGCGATGAAGGTGGACAGTATTTCCCTGCGGGACTATCTGGGGCTGACGGAGCAGGAATACGATGCGTACTTACAGACTGACCCCGGCGTTTCTTTTCAGGAGCTGTTGGACAGTCAGCGTAAAACGCAGCGGTTTCGTGTTTATCAGCTGGATCTGGAGCATGGCGAGACGCGCGCATTCGCCTTTGGCGGCATTGACGCGCTGCACAAGGCCGGCTTTCAGCAGCCGCCGGCGGCGGAATACACACTCGTTTATGACGGTGAGCTGATCTGCCCGGTCGGGCAAGATGACCGTGATATTCTGGAGCGCATTTTTGAACGTTATAACCAGGCGTTCCCCCCGGACTATCGTGGCCGCAGCATCGCTCCTTCCGATGTGCTGGAGCTTTATGATGAAAGCGAGCGCAGATACTTCTACTGCGATATGGCTGGTTTCCTGCAGGTGAAATTTTCTCCCGCGCTGGCAAAGAAGGCTTGAATGCAGGCTTTACCGCAGACGATCCATTTAGAAATGGACGAGCAGAAGAGAAAGCAGCTGAAAGCCATGCTGGGAATCTGTCAAAGACTTGGGGCGGAGACACGGTATCATCCGGAACACCGTTATTTCACAGCTATGGTCTGGACTGGATGGGATACTCCCTGTGGAACGGGAGAGGCTCTTGCTGTCCAACAGAAAATTCAAAGAACAGCCGCTCAATATCCGGCCGTCGTGTGCTATTGCTTCGACCCATTCAGCACACTGGTCTATACGGTTTGAGAGCAGTATGTAAGAAGGGACGCCTTGTGCTATTGGCACAGGAGCGTCCTTTTCTCATTTTTTATTTAGGAGGAATGTACGAATGGGCGCTTTTTCAAATATGGATTATGAGCTTCAAAACAGCGAGGCTGCCGTTTCCGACGCCTTTACGGAAGATGGTGCTATGGATATGCCGCAGGCGGCTCCTGTGGAACCGGCGACAGCAAGTTCTCCGACTGCAGCTCCGACTCCGGCAGCGGCGGCCAGCGAACCGGCAACCGCCCCCAATACCCAAAGTGAGGATGAGGCCCGCCGTGCGCACGAAGCGGCTGAAGCCAAGCGCAAAGCAGAGTGGGACGACAAGCAGGCGGAAAAGCGGCGGGCGGAACAGGCCGCGCTGGAAAGGTTGGATGCCATGGGCCCGGCAGAGCTGCTCAAGGCTGCCGCAAAGCGTGTGTCTGCAGATACGGAGAAGCTGACGCGGCGCAACATGAAGGAGAGCGTTGCCGAGTTTATCCAGACCAAGTGTATTGATGACCTCGGCTTTGCCCGGCTCACCATGCACCCGCGTAAGAGCATGATCCACTGTTTCCAGTATATCAGCCGGAAGGCATGGGATTATGTGCAGGACGAGCTGAAGGCAAACGGCGTTCAGCCGGGCCTCGGTCAGCAGGCATACGGCTGCGATATTCCCGATGATCTCTGCTATCAGTGGGCGGAGGACTATTTCCGTGACCCCGATGCCAAGGAGGATCAGGGGGATGAAGAGGAGTTTGTCCCGCAGCCCTATCGCGAGAAAACATCGTCCAAGTCCGTTTCCAAGAAGAAAAAGGAAGAAAAGAAGAAAGAGCCGGAGAAGAAAGAACCGCCGAAAAAAGCGGAAGCCGATGATGGGCAGATCTCGCTGGGAGACCTCTCCTCTTTTGGGGAGGCCGCCTGATGTACGCTTATAAAGGCTTTGAGCCGGATCTCTCCTGCCGTGGCTATCGGTTCGTCATGGGAAAGAATGTCACCCCGGAGGCAAACTGCGCCAGCAACGGTTTCCATTGTGCAGAGAACCCGCTAGATTGTCTTTCCTACTATGGCGACATGAATCGCTCCATTTACTGCTTGGTGCAGCCCGGCGGGGATATTGACGAGGATGATCGTGACTCCAAAATCGCCTGCACGGAACTGACGATCCTGCGGCAGCTGACGAGGAAAGAATTCTTTCTCCATGCACTTGCCTACATGGTGGATCACCCAGGCCGCAAGGTGAGCGACAAGGTACAGCGTGAGCACAGCACCAGCCGCAACGGCTATGCCATCGTTCGAGGCAAGACACCCGCTGCGTGTGGAAAACTGGGCGATATTCTCGCATTTGCCAGAGAGCGGCGTGAAACCGAAGTAATCTGTCAGATTGCGGTCGTTGAGGTCGATGGAGAAAAAATTCTGCCTGATGTATGGTATGACATTGATTTTGTAAAAAGAGAGGCGGTGCAGAAATGAAAAAAAGCAGTTTGCTGAAAATGAAGTATTTGCCTGCGACTGAAGAAATGCTTGCGGTTGCCCGCGAGGATGTGCCGGTCAAGGTCGGTTCGGGCTGGAACACTTTCTATCGATGCCGATACAGCGGTTTTGTACGAAGCGCGGTAGAGGGCGGCATTTTGAAAGTCACCCTGTATGACCCGGATGCAATGCGCCTTGGCGGAACGCTGCCGGTCTATGAGATTTTCATGGAGAAAGAAAAGCAGCAGTTTCTCACCTATGACCGTACCCGTAACGAGTGGCGGGCGGCAAAGATCGACTACTTGGAATGGCAGGCGAAGGGATCCAATAACGTGTGGATCAGCGCCGTGGATGATGCACAGATCCGGCAATATCTGGCGTCGGATGAGAAAAGCGTATATCGGGCTATTCTGAAATTTCAGCGCGCCGTTCGTGATGCTGAACTGGAACGCCGGCACAGAAAGGAAACCGATCCGTGGGATGCGGAGCTCTCTCAGACACCGCCGCTGCCGAAGGACTGGGAGCGTTGGGTCAATAAGGTGGGTATTCAGGAAAACTACATCTTCTACGATTACCGCAAGGGCGGGGCAAGGTACGGCTACTGCACCTATTGTGAAAAGGAAGTCGCACTGAAACAGCGGCCCTATCATAACGCGGTGGGAAAGTGCCCGAGATGCCGTCATAAGATCACGTTCAAGGCGAAAGGAAAAATAACGGACTATCTGCACTCCCCAACAGAATGCGCATACCTGGCGCAGAAGTGCGGAGACGGGTTTGTGGTTCGCCAATTTCAGGTGAGCAGGCAGTACCGGAAAGAAGAGAACACCATCACATCGAAAACCTCCAGCTTTGAGAAGCAGCGTATTTTCTACCGTGCGGATCTGTCTTCACATTCGTATTACTGGGGCTGGTACAAACAGCGCCGTACCCGATGGGTGGAGGGCATCGATGAGTATGTCTACACGGGTATAGGCTATTCCTACAACGAGTATTGTTATCAGCCGGGGAGCATCTATGGAAAAACGCTTTCCAGCATTGCCCCACTTCTTGCAAGAACCGGATTGAGGGAGTATGTAAGACTTTGCCGGGGCTGTGTAAGCCCCAACTGGTACCTGTTTGCGTGGGGGAGGTTTCCACGCGTTGAGCAGATCTGCAAAGCCAATCTTCCGCGGCTGACCACGGAGTGCTTGGAGAATTTTGGAGCCGTAAAAAGCTGTATTCGGCAGGAGTCCGAAACCAGTCTTGTCAAGGCATTGGCACTTGATACGCACCGGCTTTCGCGGCTCCGGACACTCAACGGCGGCACCATTATGCTCGACTGGCTGCAGCGGGAGAAATGCAGCGGCAGAATCATCCCGGATCATGCGCTGCGCTGGCTGGAGCAGGAGAAGATCCATGTTTCCGATATCGACTTCATTCTGGATCGAATGTCGGAGCAGCAGGTCTGCAACTATCTTCAGCGTCAGAAAAGCGGCACACGGGATTCCCTGCGGCAGATTATTTTCACATGGCGGGATTACCTTTCCATGGCGGACAAGCTGGGAATCAACACCCATGATGAGATCGTGTACCGTGTCAAGCTGCTGCGCCAGCGTCACGATGAACTGGTGGAGCAGCTGCGGAAAAGAGAACAGGACATGGAAGCTGCCGCAACAGCAAGAAAGTATCGGAAAATTGCAGGTATCTGCCGCTTGATCAAGCCAAAATACGAATACACCGGCGAGGTGTATTCCATCGTTGTCCCGTCAGGTGTACGCGATATTATGCGCGAGGGCGATGCGCTTTCCCACTGTGTCGGCAAGTCAGACCGCTATTGGGAGCGCATCGAGCAGCAGGAGGCATATATCCTGTTCCTGCGCAAGACCGCGGAGATCGACAAGCCGTACTACACCCTTGAGGTGGAGCCAAACGGCACGATACGGCAGAAACGGACCTACTTTGACCGACAGAACGATGACCTCAAGGACGCGGAGCGGTTCCTGAAGGAATGGCAGAAGGTTGTCTCCGAGCGCTTGACAGAGAGCGACCGGGAAAAAGCGGAAAAGAGCAAGGTCCTTCGCCTGCAGGAATTCGAGCAGCTGCGGCAGGATGACATTCGTATCCATACCGGCGACCTTGCCGGTCAGCGGTTGGTGGATGTTCTGGTGTCGGATCTCATGGAAACTGCGGCCTAAGCCGCAATACAACACATTTGAACGAAAGAAAGGAAACTATACAGAAAATGAAAAACGGATTTACGATCACGCAGCGCAACGCTGTGGTGGAACAGCATCTTTGGTGCATTGACACGGTCATGGCGCAGTACGCCGCATTTATGCAGACAGAACCCGTAGACCCCGATGATGTGTACCAGTCTTTGGCGGTACGCCTGATTCGGGCAGTCAACAGCTATGATCCCTGCAAGGGGTATCTGAAAGAGTACATCCTCTCTCAGCTCAAGCGGGAGATGGTTCGCGTCCGGAGTACGCAGGCTGTCTATGGATTGACGCAGGCGCCGGCCAATATCGGCAGCACCATTGTTCCACTCACGATTGCGGCACAGCGGGAATCGTACTGGGAAACCTATATTGCTGTATAAAAGGAGTCATGTGAAAATGAAACAGTTGGGAAACCTCGCAGTTATTTGTGCCCAACGCCCGGAGCTGCTGTTGCAGCTCCGGGACGGTCTGGTCTCGGTACAGGCGAAAAACCGTGCGGCGATGGAGGCCGCATGGAACGATGATACGCGGATCGAAAAGATGATCTATGAACTGAATTTTGGAGCATTCTCTAAGGAAAGGCTGGTGTAAGAAATGGAACAGAGTAAACAGCAGAGAATACGGGAATTGACCGACCGGCTGAATCGCTGCCGGTATGAATACTACAATCTGAACGCGCCGTCTCTGACAGACGCCGAATATGACGCGCTTTTTGATGAACTGAGTACGTTGGAAAAGGAAACCGGCTTCAGCATGACGAACTCGCCCACGCAGACGGTAGGCTGCTATCCCGCCGTCAGCACTTTGGTGAAAACAGCGCATCCGATCCCACTGCTGTCGTTGGATAAAACGAAGAGCAGCGCGGAGCTTCTGCGCTTTGCGGGAGAGCAGATGGTCATGCTGATGCTCAAGCTGGACGGCCTGACGGTAAAGCTGACCTATGAAAACGGCCTTTTGATGGAGGCCGCTACCCGCGGCGATGGAGATACAGGTGAGAACATTACTCACAATGTGCTGGGGATCTCCGGCATCCCGGATAAGATCCCGTACAAGGAACGGCTGGTCGTTACCGGCGAAGCATTTATCCGTCCCAGCGATTTTGAGGCGTTAAAGGACACGCTGCGGGACGGAAATGGCGAACCTTATAAAAACGGGCGTAATCTGGCTGCCGGCTCTGTCCGACTGCTGGACTGCGGCGCCTGCAAGGATCGCCGTGTGACCTTTATGGCTTTCAATGTGCTGGAGGGCTTTGAGGAATATCCCTGGAAGTCGCAGCGGCTTCGGGCCATCGAACAGCTCGGCTTTCCCATTTGCAAGTATCTGGCGAGCAAGCAGGCGTTGACGCAGTTCGATATGGACGCCGGTATCCGGCACCTGCGGAAATACGCGCAGGAAAACGACATACCTATCGATGGCATTGTGGTCACCTACAACGACGCTGCCTATGCGAGATCCTGCGGTCGAACCGGGCATCACTATAAGGACGGGCTTGCGTTCAAGTTTGAGGATGACACCTATGAAACCGTCCTGCGCTCGATTGAATGGACGCCCAGCCGCACAGGGGAAATCACGCCGGTGGCAGTCTTTGACACGGTGGAGATCGACGGCTGCGCGGTATCCAGAGCGAGCCTCCACAACCTCTCTTTCATTGAGAATTTGGAGCTGGCACCGGGCTGCCGCATCAAGGTGAGCAAGCGCAATCAGATCATTCCCCATGTGGAGGAGAATCTGGATCGAAACTGCTACGCCAGAGACAAAGTTGTTCCGGCCAGATGCCCGTGCTGCGGACAGCCCACTCGCATTCACATGACCAAAAACACCGTAAACGGGGTGGAAAAGGTCACGGCGGCGCTGTTCTGCGACAACGAGCATTGTGAAACGCGAAAGCTGCGCAAATTTGTTCACTTCGCAAGCCCGAAGGCGCTGAATATTATGGGACTATCTGAGTCGATCCTGGAAAAGTTCATTGGAAAGGGTTGGCTTCACTCCTATATGGACATCTTCGCTTTGGATAAGCACAGGGCGGAGATCGTTCAGATGGAGGGGTTTGGAGAGAAATCCTGGCAAAATCTTTGGGATGCCATCCAGCACAGCCGCATTACCACCTTTGAGCAGTATCTGACTGCTATGGATATTCCCATGGTGGGCAGCACAGCCAGCAAAGCCATCTGCCAAAGGTTCCGCGGAAACCTTGCGGAATTTGAAACGGCCGTATGCATGGGCTTTGATTTTACACAGCTCCCGGACTTCGGAGAAACGCTGCACAGGAATATCCATCAATGGTTCCGCAGCGAGGAAAACTGGACGGTCTGGACGGAGCTTCGGCTGCTGGTGTGCATTAAGACCTATCAGCCGCCTGCGGTCGGCACCGATATGGGCAATCCCTTTGTCGGAAAGACCCTTGTGGTGACCGGCAAAGTTGAGCCATACACCCGCGATGGGATCAACGCAAAAATCGAATCTCTGGGCGCTCATGCCGGCAGCTCGGTGAGCAGCAAGACAGATTATCTGATCTGCGGCGAGAACGCCGGAAGCAAGCTGGCAAAGGCACGGGAGCTTGGAATCAAGATTCTGTCGCCAGATGAGTTCTTCCGCATGACCGGAGAAAGTGCATAAGAAAATGTGGGAGGGCGGTTCCGCTACTCCTGATAGGGGTACCTTGAAGCGTGTCCTCGGATTAGGCAGGCAG